GTTCGTTGTCGAGATTGACCGGGGCCGCCTTAATGACGTGCTTCGCTCGGTCGAATCGGTCGTAAACCTGCGTGCTGTTTAGGAGAACAAAATCTCCATTTAGATAAGCGGCGAGGCTTGCGGAGTCGTAGTTCTCCTGCAGCCGTTCGATGAAGTCCTTAGGAAGGTGCGGGTTATCCGCAGTCCGCATCTTAATGAGCCTGCGGTCATCGCGCTCCTGCATTTCAGGTTTGCCAAATTGTTGGAACAACCAGCGGAAGCCCTCAGGTGTGCTGGCTACAGCAAACTGCCGCACGTTGCCTTCCCGCAAGCGGCCCAGGATCTTTTCAAAGGCGCTCTGCGCATCGACCAAGCGCAGGATGTCGATTTCATCGAAACAGGCCCAGGCAGCGTTCACACCAACTGCAGTGAAGGCCCCGTTTTTAATTGACCGGCACAGGATCCGGGTCGGCTTGCTCAGGTGTAATTCGTACTCCGGCAGCGGACTGGTCCGGTAGGTGTATGGGATGCCGTATTGCTCCAGGTACTTGTCAAAGGTGGCTTTCCAGATGTCACGGATCATCGGATAAGTGGGCTCCATCACGATCCCCGTGAAGCCCTGATTAAGAATCGCCAGAGATATTGATTTAGCGGCTAGCGCCACGGTTTTGCCCGCGCCATATCCGGCAGTAAGGCCCAGGATCTGGGTTTCGGTGTCTTCAACAAAGGCCAGCTGGCCAGGGTGCAGGTCGGCTTTGATGCGCCGCAGGATGTCGTCGGTGTCCTGAGCAGAGGGTGGCGTGGCGAACTGCGTGAGGGGTACGGCCTCGCAGATGTCGTCAACCAAGCTCATGACATCTCGAAGCGCAGGAGTCGGGCCTGCAGCTCGATGGCCTTCAAGGCTGTGCTGTATTGGCTTTTGTTGGTGGCCTTGCGCTGGATGTCCTTCAGGGCACAGAGCGATTCATGCAGCCATTCGGGCCGCTCCAGCTCAGCGTCCAGGCGCTGATGGTCACGGGCCCGAGCTATGTACGTCTCGACCTGGCGTTCGCTGATTTCCCAGGTTTCCGAAGCATATTGAAGAATCTGGGTTCTACTATTCCCCTCTAAAAGGAGCTTGTAGACCGTATTGATACGGCCATCAATCTCTTGCTGAGTGGATTTGGCCATGCCCCGACGTTAACAGGGCTTGGAAGACTGGTGAAGTGAATTAAGGGCAACTGAGGTTATGTGAAAGGCTTGATCACGGGACAGAAAGCCCTTGTATCTGTAGTGAACATCGGCCGCGGCCTTGTAGAGCTGCGACGTGGATGGTTTGAAGTCTGAACTGGTCAGATGGTCAGTGATGACGTGTGAGAGCGGTTTTAGCTCTTGCTCAGCGATGCGCTTGTAGGCATCGAGCTGCTCTTGATCCAGGGTGATTGTGACTCTAGCCATGAGAAGCCCTGAGAAGAATGTGGTCGATTTCTTTTAGTTGATCTGAGATGAATCGATAAGATTCACCAGACAAAGGCTGAACATCTTCAAAGGTGTTGTCGTTAATGGCACGAGAAACGGCCATAGCATCATCGAGAAGAACTTGCAGGCGAAGCAGAACAGGCCTTTGCCTTGGGGTGTCAATGTGCATTTCAGTCGATTGAAGGTAGGAGCTGCTCAACGTTCCGGAGCTGCTCTTTCACGTCGGCAATGTATCCAGGCAGCTGGGGGTTGAGGCCAGAGCGCACTTGTTGCCTTAATGAGTTGAGATCGCGTGCGGTGGCCTCCCAGTTGGCGCGACGTTGACGGTGGATCTCACGGATGATGTCTTTGTCAACGTTGACGCCCAGGGCCTGCTGTCGGCCATTGGTGTCGGTTGTGCGAACACCTGTGGAATCACGGAACCCGGCGCGAGTGGTTTGGGCGTCGTAATCCTGGGAGTCGTAGGCCGCAACGCAATGACAGATAACGGCTAAATCGGAGCCACCATGCCGACGGATGTTGCCGTCGATAATTTCGGCGTCGTAATCGGGCAAGTAGTGGTTCAGGAGCCCGTCGCCATTGGTGACGATGCCAGTGTCGTAACAGGCGAAGCAAGAGACCTTCGGGGCGTAGAAGGTTGCGTCACGGTCCAGGGCGGACCGCTTATGGGATGAAGTCATTGGCCAGGGGTGGGTTTAGAAGGGGTCGCCTTCCTGAGCCCCAGGATGGGCCAGGCGGCTGGGTTTGGCAGGGGCTGCTGTGGCAGTTTCCAGGAAGGATTCATAACGGCCATCGCGGAGCCAGCGGAAGCAATCGGGGTAACAGGTCAGGAACCGGCCCTTTTGCTCCCCTCTAGCCTGATCCTTCAAAGAAGCAGCCAAAGCCCCTTGTAGGCGCTTCTGAACGCCTCTGGTGAGCTTTTTGTATTCGGCCCATGCCTTGGGCTTTGACTGGCCTGTCGCTCGATTGCCAATTTTTTGGTACTGCTGCCAAAAGGCCTGGAACTCGTCGCTGTAGTCGTTTCGTGCTGGCTTTCGGCCTTTTGCAGCTTTACTGGCTGTTTGTAGTTCTTCTGTATTTAGTTCCCTTGTATTTAGTTCGGCGGCATCTCCTGCCGGGGGGTCCGGCACCATTTGCCGGGGGGTGGGGCATTTAATGCCGGGGGGTACGGCACGAGCTGCCGGGGGGTCTAAGGACGGTGGGGCCACGTTGGCCAGGTGGTTCACGGTGACCCGGTAGAGGTTTGTGCAGCAGTCGCCTCGATCGTTTCGTCGTGATTCCCGCTGGAGTAATCCCATGGACTCCAGCTGCCCAGCAACAGCCCGAGCAGTGCGGACAGAAACACACGCACCATTAGCGATGGTTTTGATGGACGGCCAACAGTCGGCGTTGGCTCCGGCGTAAGTCTGGATGACCCACAGAACCGCCAACTGGTTGGGCTGAAGCGTTCCGCGCAGTGCTGTCGGAAGTGACGTAAAAGGGACGCCTTGCGGGATGAAAGACATGGATTAGCTTTGGAGAGCATGAACGCACCGGGCGGGGATTCGAGCACCCCGCTTTTTTTATGCGTTACGACATCGAAATTTCAGGTATCGAAGCCGCACCGCAAGGGTCAAAAATTCGCACCCGTTACGGGATGCGAGAAGCCTCAAAACGTGTCGGGCCTTGGAGAGACGCCGTAAGAACTGAGGCATTGGCTGCCTGCGGGGAGTTGATTGAGGAAGCCTGCAGCGTGACCGTTGAGTTTCGGTTTCTGCGCCCTAAGGGTGATTTTGGGGCGAAAGGCAACCTGCGTCCATCAGCTCGCAGGCATTACACGGTGAAGCGGAACGACGTGGACAAGTGCTGCCGGAGCCTGCTGGATGGGCTGACTGGGGCGGCATTTGCCGACGATTGCTTCGTGGTGAAGCTGACCGCCAGCCAGAGGTACTGCGAACCTGGAGAACGTCCAGGGGCCTCTGTGACAATCCAAACAGTTGCACAATCCCCTATACAGACCCAGCAGACGGGGGTCATGATTGGCTCAGTTCAGTCAACCACCCCATGAACATCACTCGCATCTGCACCGGCATCTACACCGCAGAGATGAACGGCAAGCAAGTGGGATCCATCTTCGCCGATCAGCCCGCTGGTGGCATTGCTCAGGGCCGCCACTACACCGCCCGGTTCCAACCGAACCCTGAAGCCGAGGGCTTCAACTTCTCCGGGTCACTCAAAGCCTGCAAGCAATGGCTGAACAACTGGAGCGCCCTGGCCTGAGGGCCCCTGGGGGTTGTGCCAACTCAACAAGCTGCACAATCCCCTGCATAAGGGCAGCACCTGGGCCCAT